TCAATAGCATAGGTCTTTGACTTGATTGATTGTTCCAACGAGATCACAGCGGTGTTGAAGTCGAAACGAACTTTTGAAATACCGGATTCAAACGCTCGCGTTGTGCTTTCTTCAATGTTACGAACACCAGCGGCATCAATCAGTTGAATACCTTTGATTTGATCTTGGATCTTCTTAATCTCAATACCGGCCTTGGCGGCAGCTTCTGTATCCTTTAGTACTTGCTCAGACGACTTTAATTGGCCTTCGTCGTTACGTCGATTACTAAGTGACGCAATTTGTTTGGCTATAACACCTTCTTGCTTCAGCAAGATTGACAAACGATCGCGATCTTCTCCCAAAACAGTCTTGCTGACACGAGCAAGTCCATTGGCACTTTGAAGTTCGAGATCCAAACGTTGTTTGACGGCTCGTTCACGAGTCTGCTCCGCTTGAGCCAATAGTTGTGGGTTCCCCGATTTACTAGCGGCACGCTCGGCTTCTGCTGCACGAGACTCGGCAAGCTTTTGCAGTTTACGTGCGTCATCGATTGCTTGGGGGTTGATCCCAGCATTGTTGTACGCTTGCTGTGCTTGAGCTGCGGTCTGTTGAGCCCGAGCTAATTCATTGAACGCTTTCTGAGTGTCGTTGAGACCTTTCTGCTGTTTGTCGAATTTAAGTTCTGCAAGATCTTGAGCAGCAGTGCGGACGTTATCGAAACCATCGATGATTCTTCCGTCGATATCTCCAATGAATTTATCTATACTCTTGAGAAGACCTTCACGACCGGAAGTAAAATCTTCTATCAATCGAGTCGAGGTTTCTCCTAGACGAGCACTGGTATCTTCATAGGCTTTGGCGTCGTCTTCATAGAGACCTTGAACAGTAGCAAAGAATTTTGTATACTGATCAGTAGAGTTTTTTAGGGTCTTGGTTAAATTCGCTTCGGACTCTTTTTGCTGTTCAAGTATTTGATCGTTGAGAAAGTTGGTAGCGTTGGCCAACGCACTGAGTGAGTCTTGATAAGCTTGTGCCCCGTTAGGAAGATTGAGAAAAGATATTCCAGCTAAAGCACTGAGCGAGGCCACTACTAAACCTGCTGGTCCCAACAACCCTAACGCGGCAACTCTGGCAGCAATAAAACCAGTCGTTATGCGTCCAAGAGCCAGGGTGCCTGCCACTCCAAGAGCCACAAATGCTGCTTCTGTGGCCTTAGTGTTGGGGATAGCAGCATTGAAAAATTTAGCTATCTCAGTCTGAACTTTTGCCGCAGTATTGCCGAGACCAAGCAACGTATCATTGATCTTGGCTAGTTCCTTTTCATATTTTCGTGCATTAGTCTGCTCGACCTTACTGAACCCGTCGTTTAACTTTCCGAGTTTGTTAGGAAAGGCGTCCAAAATATCTTGGAACAGCGATCCTTCATTTGTCAATAAGTTAAACACGCCCAATTGACCGCGGAATGTACCAAACGCTTTAGCAACAGCTTCTTGCGTCCCTCCTAACTCATTCTTCAACGAGTTCAGGACAGGTAGTAATTCTCCATTCAATGAAGCAACAAGATCTTTTGAGGTGGCAAAGCCAAGACCTTCGATAGCTCCCTGAAGTTCGTCAGTAGGTTTTACCAATTTCAGAATAATATTGCGGAGCTGAGTCGTAGCGGTGGCTGTATCTAGACCGGTTTGCGTCAGCGATGCGGCTGCTGCATTTACTTGATCCAAACTAAACCCAAGCTGTTTAGCTGGACTGATAACAGTACCCAACCGGTTCGCTAACTCGTCAAGCGTAATACGTCCCTTGTCAACTGCCACGAAGAAAGAGTCTGCGGCATCGGCAGCGTTACCAGCCACGGGTCCATAAACTTTGAACACGCTCGTCAACGCATTCATAGCTGTTTCTAATTCGCTACCCTGAGTAGTGGCAAGTTTACCAGCCTCTCTGAGGAATTGCAAAGACTCCGTTGTGTTTCCCACGTCGTTCTGTAAGGTCTGAAACGCAGCACTACTAACGTCTTGTAGTGGGCGACCTAAATCGATAGCCAGTTGACGCACACTGGCCGACAAGGCTTCAAACGAAGAGTCTGATCCAGGATCAGCAATAGTAGTGATTCGAGCAATCTGCAATTCAAAGTCGCGGGCGGCTTGGGCTGTCTCGCCGAATTGGTCTCGAAGAAGACCGAGACCACGAAGAAGGACTTGGGTCTGGAGAACTCGTGCAACGGTCTCCCACGAAACCGTAATATCGTTTCCGGCTTTGGCACCAACGTCACCAGTTTGCTTTAACCCACCACGTACTTGATTGATCTTGTTCTGCAAATCAGTCATGGCAGCGGTAGCTGCCTTTGCTTTAGCAGCCAACGCAGCGGTAGGGTCCCCTTTGGCTACGTCTGCCATCGTCCGCATACTGTTATTAACAGTGTCGATCGTGTAAGATAACTGCTCAAGACTTTGCACGGCTTGAGAAGCGTCGAATCCTAGTTTTTGTTCAAAGTCTGCCATTATAGAGCTTTCGACGTTATCTTAATTACTGGGAGACGAACTGTTTTGGAGTAGGCTTTGAAAGCTCGCTCACCAGCTTCGAAGAACTTGTACGGGGTTGGATTGATCAGACCTTTGAAGACGCCAGCGACACCCACAGTGGCGACGTTTGCTTCGTTGAAGATCAAGTATCGAAGATCGGTTCGATAGTAGAAACTGTAACCACCAGGAGTCTTTTCTAGCCCACCGTGACCGGCACCCTGACCTAGAGCCCGACGATCCTTGAATGCGGTGATTGGTCCATAGGTCACAGTGAACCCGACAGCTTGGGCCAGTGCCTCAAAGGTTGCCCGAGAAGCACCGGACCAAGTTGGTACGATGGCGAGAACAGTCGTCAGCCACACACGAGCACCTTCCTTGGTGCTATTTAGAACGCGGCGATCGATTGCTCCCTTTATGATGGGCAGAGGAAGGTAGAGCCCTTTTAGATTTGCTTTCCATCCCGCCATTTTCGTCGTGACTCCTGGTTTGATGAAATGCTATGATCTTCGCTTGGGTCCATACGTCGCAATCGTCCCACCTCTCTTTGATGCCGGGAGGTTTTACTCCGAGTCGTTCGCAGGCGGACCAGATTGCGTACTCGACTGTTCGGTACTGTGGCCAGAGAGTAGTGCCTGCCGCAGCCCCTGACCAAGTAGAAAAGACTCGCGTGCCGCCCGCAGCTTACCTTCGTCGAGAGCGTTGGCTTGCATTACCAAGACAGTAATGCGTTGAATCTCAACACCGTTGAACCCGGCCTTCTTGAGATCCTTCTCCCAGTTGCCCCAGGTCCCTGGATCATCTTCGTTGACCGTATCCCAATCAATTCCTTGCAAGGAGTTAATCAGAATATACGAAAATCGAAGCTCGGAGTGTCGAGACAATTCGGCTCGATAGTTTGGCGAGTTGGTGTTAGGTTGGAAACCTTCCTTTGTCAACATGCCAGGAGCCTTTGGAGGCGGGCACTGTGCGTCGAAAGGCTCCATATCCAATACGGCACGGGCGGTGAACACAATGTCACCGTTCGACCGAGGGAGAACCAACACTTCTTCTGCTGGCCCCGAAACTTCTTGACCGTTAATTTTCATCTTTATCCCCACGATAAATTTGAAGGAGTAGAGCACGACGAAGTAGTCGTGCGGAATATAAATCAAAGGCGAGTAGTTTCTACCCGCGATACATTACATTGCCCAGAGACAGCAATAGTTGCGTCTTGGATCGAGTAATCCAAAGATTCCCAACGGAAGTCTTGGAAACGGAAGTCTTGGTCGGCGTCGGTTCCACAAGGAACGTCGTGAACAACGTACAAGTCAACAGCATAAGGCTCGCACAAGTCAGACGAACTTGACACCCACTCAGCCGCCACACCCTCTTGATTGAGAGCGTCGACCGGGGTGACGTTCTGCCCAGACTCAGTCGTAACGTATTCGAATGTGAAATTCAAGTCGACCGAAACAGGTTGCTCTTGTCCAAGGCGGACAGTGTCGAGCAGGTCGCGATCGCGATCATAGATAAGTTCTCGCGACTCTGTCCAAGTCAAGTCGCCTTCACCGATCTTCACGGTCAAACGTTGAGGG